ATATCTATAAGACGATGAATATTAAGTTTATCAAAACGAACAAAGTCTGTATGTGTAATACTAGACCAATTCATTTTTTCTATTGATAAAACATAATTATCATAATTCTTAATCCAAACGTCGGGTACAAATTCGAGAACGCTTGGAATCCTCATATCTAATAAAGTCATATTTTCTATTTCACTTTCTATTCTTAATTGAGCAGAAACAGGAATTTTAAAAATTTTTTCCATTAATAGCCTAGTACGCAGACCAGTTTCTTTAAACGGAACTTTATTTTTTAAATAATTTTTATAAATTCTCTGTTGTTCAAATTTTTTATAAGAATTTTCAAGTTCAAATTTAATCTCATATTCATTTAATAAACAAAACAATTTTTTACCATAATTATAAACAATAGGACAACCAGGATATTCAAACATTAATGACAAAGCTTTACTTTTCAATAAAGAAAAATAAGTTTTATCATTACATGCTGCATATTTTCTAGTAACCCAAGGTGTCGTGCATAATGTTTCAATAGGTTCTCTAATATTAACCAATTCAATAGGGTCGTAAACTAGTCCACAAAAACTACCTTCGGAAATATCATCAACAAGTTCTAATTTAACATTAAGAGCCATGTTTTTATAATATTCTTCAGGTATAGGACTACTTAATCCAATTAAAGCATCATCTCCTTCAATAATAGGACCCGAATAATCAATTTTATATTTATGAACAGCATATAATAATATCATCAAATTAGTAAAACCATTACCTAATGAAGTGTTCATTTCTCCAGACATACGTTTAGCACCGACACGCACTGAAAAGTACTTATGTTTTGCAAAATTATCTGTAGCTAATATTTTAAAAATTAATCTACATAACATTCTTGCTTTAACATTTTTCGATGACATATATCTATAAAGTTCAAATTCACAATCATCCATCAAATCAGTCAAAAAATGACTTTCATAAGATGTGTAATCAGTTCCTTGGAATTTCATATATTCATTATTCATAAAATCATTAATATATTTGGGCCTATCTTCTTTTGGTATTTTCTTAATGAAGTAAGGTAATTTAAATAACTCTTTTTCTATCTTTCTAAAGAAGGGACCTAAAATACATTTCGCAGAATCTGAGCGTGCCCAAATTCCACGAAAATGTTTATATTCAGGATAATATTCTTCTTTAGCAAATAATTTAATATCATAGTTTTTAAATTTTGTAACATCTACTTCACCATTAACAAAAACATCAGTAGGATAAGCTTTTCTAATATCTTTTTTACGCCAATCTTCATAATTAGTACTAGCCAACCATTCTTCAAAATCTAATTCATCATGTTCATCAATAGGCGTTAAATTATCTTTCAACCATTTTTTGACAAATTTTCTAAATTTTCGTCTTTCATTCCTATTATATCTTGGAGGACTATATGCCATTCTTTTACCTATACCATCAATCAATGACTCTGGATGAGTAGTATCAGGTCTAGGAGGCACAGCAGGAATTGGAGTAACAAAACATGCTGCCATAGGTGGTCTATAAGATGAATCATATTCTGAAAAATTTTTATGAAATATAAATGCACTAGAATCAGGGACATCAGGGACTTTTAAATTAACTTCATCAGATCTATATCCTAAAAGGAAATGACCACGATGACTAATCTTACGATTTTTTAATAAAAAAGGCTGTATTTGTCGGCGACATCGATTAGCCTTGTCGAGTCGCCTTTTCGAAAAAGTTGATTATATACATCTGTAGATATATTATCATTCCTTTTACTCATGGCAATACAATGTGCTAATCTCGCTGAATTATTTAAAATATCATGTCCAAATACATCACCTCTATTATAATTTATAAAAGGTCCCATATTAGTACAATTACTAAAACGTTCGGCTATAACTTCAGGAGCAGTAGTTAAGGATATATTTTTTGAAGTACTCATCTGTGATACTAATTCTAAATCTACTACTTTATAACCATCATTCTTTTCTTCTCTAAATTCTTTCTCAACCATAAAATCACAATCAGAATCTAAAACCCAATAACCAACTTCAGAAATTTTAACGACTTTTTCATCGAAAAACCATTTACAAGTATTTTGAGATATCTTGAAATTAGTATCGACATTACGTCTAAAATCTTCACCAGTATATTCTAAATCATCATTGCAACTTTTACGTAAAGTACATTTCCTATAATAGTAAGTGGTCCCTATAGTTTGTACAGTAAAACTCATATTCAAAAAAGACCCCAAACTATAAAATCTATCATATAATCTAGAATGATTATAATAAGAAAAGAAAATTTTACAAAGAAAACAAACAAGATAACCTAACCAATGTTCTTCTAATTTAGACCACATTACAAACAATGTGAAAAAATAATATAATAAAGGATACATTACATTAAGTTTCTTGTGTACT